TCAGCCCTCAGCCCTCAGCCCTCAGCCCTCAGCCCTCAGCCCTCAGCCCTCAGCCCTCAGCCCTCAGCCCTCAGCCCTCAGCCCTCAGCCCTCCGCCCTCAACCCTCAGCCCTGCCCTGCCCTGCCCTGCCCGCCGCCGCCGCCGCCGCCGCCGCCGCCGAGGAGGGCATAGGCAATCCCTGCCGCCCTCGCCGCTCTAGACCGCGCATGTGCCTTTACTTCATCGCTATTCGGGTATTCCGTTGCACCGTAACGAATCATTATGTTACAATTCGTTACATGGATACCCCTAAAAAGCCCGGCCCGAAGCCGAAGAACGGAATACCGATGACCGGAGCGGAACGTGCTCGCGCCTGCCGCGCCGCGAAGGCCGGAAAGGTAATCGCCGCAGCCCCGCCCCCCGAACCCAAACCGCTACCTGCGCCGAAAGTGCGCAAAGCCAGATCGGATTCGACGGATAGCGCAATCATCGCGATGGCGAACGCCAGCAAAGCGCCCCTGATGCCCCCGATGCACGTATCGCTCACCGAGAAGGCGATGTACTTCTGGGGTGGCATCATCGAGTCCCGTGCGCGCGATGCGTGGACAACCGCCGAGCTAGTCACGGCGGCGGCACTGGCAAATTGCCAAGCGCGAATCGAGGAGGAAGAGTATCTGATCGAGGCCGAGGGGAGCATCACCACGGACATCATGGGCAAAGACCAGATCAACCCGAGGGCGAAGCTGGTAGAGATTTACCATAAGCGGGCGCTGGCGCTGATGCGAACGCTGCGGATGGGAGGCACGGCGGCGGGCGACCCCGCCGATCTGGTGAAGGGCCGCACACTGGAGGGTGCTGCGCGCAAAATGATGCAGGATGAAGATGACCCCCACGGGCTGCTGGCGTGAAAGGGGTTTGGCGGTTCAGAGTGCGGGTACGCCGCACCGCGACGCGGGAGGATGGCGCTCGAGCATTGCGCTTCGGAGTTTGCGTTGGCTATTGGCCGTGTATGCTCGCACCCTACATCCAGTTAGGACTCGGCACGTACCTACTGGATGTTTATTTTGGGCACGAGGGCAATAAATGAGCTGGAGCAAAGAGTCGTCCACCAAGCGCGGGTACGGGTACAAGTGGCAACAGCTCCGACTCGCGGCACTTAAGCGCGACAAGGGCTTGTGCCAACCATGCCGGCGCGCGGGCCGCGTGACGCTCGCCACCGCCGTGGATCACATCATGCCTAAGGCGGAATGCAGGCGGCTACGCATCCCATCGGACTACCTGAACAACCTGCAAGGAATTTGCAAGGATTGCCACGATAAAAAGACGACGAAAGAGAATGGCGGTGAGCCGATAAAGGCTACGGGATTGGACGGCTGGCCTCTATGACACGCGGCGAAAAGGTCTGCGCATTTATCGAGGGCTTCGTACTCGTTCCCGAGGGGGACTTGCTCGGGAAGCCGATGGTGCTTGACCCATTCCAGCGCGACTTTATCCTTGACGTATACGACAATCAGCACGGCACCCACACGGCGATTCTCAGCATCGCCCGCAAGAACGGCAAGACCGGTTTGATTGCCGCGCTGTTGCTCGCGCACCTCTGCGGCCCCGAAGCGGTGCAGAACAGCCAGATTGTCAGCGGTGCGATGAGCAAGGAGCAAGCCGCCGTGGTGTTTGAACTTGCGCGCAAGATGGTGGAGATGTCACCCAAACTCTCGGCGCTGGTTCGCGTGCAACCATCCGGCAAACGGCTCATCGGGCTGCGCAAGAACGTCCTCTACCGCGCGCTGTCCGCCGAAGGCAAGACCGCGCACGGGCTGTCGCCCATACTCGCCATATTGGATGAGGTGGGCCAGATCGTCGGGCCGACTGACAAATTCGTCGAGGCGATCACCTCGGCGCAGGGCGCGTATACCAATCCGCTGCTGATTGCCATATCAACCCAAGCGCCGACAGCCAACGACCTTCTGAGTACGTGGATCGACGCGCAGCGCAACGCGCCCGACCCGCGAACTGTGTGCCACGTCTACGAAGCGCCCGACGACTGTGCGCTGGACGACAAAGCGGCATGGGCGGCGGCCAACCCGGCGATGGGCGTGTTCCGCAGCATCGGCGACATCGAGAAGCAATGCAAACAAGCGATGGAACTGCCGGCGAACGAACCCGCATTCCGCAACTTGGTGCTCAATATGCGCGTGGAGGCCGATTCACCGTTCGTCTCGCGCAGCGTTTGGGAAGCAAACGGCGCATCGCCGGGCGACAAGCCAGTCGGCAAGGTATGGGCAGGGCTGGACTTGTCGGCGGTAGCCGACTTGACTGCTTTTGTGGCTGTTGACGAGACGGGCGGGGTGTTTCCGACGTTTTGGCTGCCGCATGAAGGGCTACGCGAGAAGGCGCGCAAGGAAAAAGTCCCGTATGACCTCTGGGAACGTGAGGGTTTATTGCTCACAACCCCCGGCAAAGCCATCGAGTACGCGCATGTAGCGGGGTTTTTACGCACGTTTTTCAATGAAAACGACGTGCAAGCCGTGGGGTTTGATAGGTATTTGTTCAATTTCCTGAAGCCGTGGCTGGAAAAAGAGGGTTTTTCCGAGGCAGAATTAGGGAAATTCATACCTTTTGGGCAGGGAACGGTGTCGCAAACGCCAGCTTTGCGTGAATTAGAGGTGAAACTGAGTAATCACGCTCTAAAACACGGGAATCATCCAGTTATGAATATGTGTTGCGCGAATGCGAAGGTAGTAGGCACTACCGATTGTAGAAAGTTCGACAAAAAGAAGCAGCGCGGTAGAATTGACGGAATGAGCGCCTTGGCCAACGCAATCGGCGTAATGCCGACGATCCCCGAAGACACGACCTCAATTTACGACACACAAGGGGTGTACATTGGCTAAATCTGTGTTATATTCGGCGGAATTGTAATTTAAGGGTGCCGCTAGATGGGCTTTTTTGACAGGATATTCGGCTCAAGAGCCAGCGCGGGCAACATAGGCCCACCCCGCGATCCGGTGATTGCGCAGTGGTTTGGGCAAGGTAGCCAATCCGCCAGCGGCATGAATGTCACGCCAGATAACGCCATGCGCGTAACCGCCGTGTACCGCGCCGTGTCTCTCTTGGCGCAGACGTATGCCTCGCTACCCCTCGGAGTGTATAAGCTGATGCCGAACGGCGGAAGCGTTCTCGATATCGAGCACCCACTCCAATACACCCTCACAAAACGCCCGAACAAGTGGCAGACGAGCTTTGAATGGCGCGAGATGCAATATGCCCACTTCGCCCTGCGCGGTCGCTGCTACTCCGAGATCATATCCACGGGTGGCAAGTCCGTCGCGCAACTCATCCCCCTTCACCCAGACCATGTGAGGCCCTTTAAGGCACCGAATGGTAAGCTGGCCTTCGAGTACACACCGCCGATAGGCGAATCGCGCATCATTTTGCAAAGCGAGATGTGCTTCATGCACGGCTTGACGGTAGGCGAGGATGGAGTAACGCCACTCTCACCAATATCCGCCTATGGGCGTGAAGCGATTGGCAACGCGCTTGCCACGCAGGAACACGCGGGCAAACTTTTCGCAAACGGCACACGCCTCGGCGGATTGCTCAAGATGCCCGGTCACTTGGCGGACGATACGAAGCGCAAGGGCTTGCTTGACGGATGGAATAGAGCCTTCGGCGGCACGCGCAACACAGGCAAGACCGCGCTGCTTGAGGATGGCTTGGAATGGCAAGCACTTGGCATGACCAGCGAGGATGCTCAACTGATCGAGACGATGCGCTGGTCGGTAGCCGACATATCCCGCATTTTCGACGGCATCCCGCTGCATCTATTGTCGGAGCTTGAGCGTTCTACGAATAACAACATTGAGCATCAAGGAATTTCCTTTGTAACCAATACGATACGCCCCGGCGCGATACGGCGCGAAGAAGCCCTTGAACGCGACTTGCTCTACGGCAAGGACGCAATCACCCACTGCATTAAATTCGACCTCGACGGCCTGATGCGCGGCGACGCAGCCAGCCGAGCCGCGTATTACACCAGCGGACTCGCGAATGGCTACCTGTCTCGCAATGAGGTGCGCATCGAAGAGGGCATGAACCCATCCACCGACGAGGGTATGGACTCGTTCACTTGCCAATTGAACATGACCACTATCGACAAAGTAGGGTTGGTTCCGCCCAAGCCCGAAGCGCCAGTAAAAATTGACACGCCGCCGAATCCGTAGTATTTTGTTGAAAAATGAAAGGTCGCCAATGACAAAAGAACGCGAAGTACGCACAATCTGCACCGAATTGCGAGCAATGCCGCAAGACGGCAAGCCGTCTAAAATCTGCGGACACGCTGCGAACTTCAATTCCATGTCGCAAGACCTCGGAGGCTTCACTGAGCGCATCGCGCCAGGCGCGTTCGCCAAAACTATTCTCGATGCCGA